CAAGTTGGCGTCGGGGGGCGGTGCACGGCGGGCAGCGGGCTGGCGGGCGCTTGCTTGGGGCTGGGGATCCATAGCGACACGCTGGGGAGGGGCAACACGCTGACGCTGCGGTGGGCGCGAGACAACCTCCTCCTCATCTTCGCCAAGCAACGGCTCCTCTTCCTCTTCAGGCTCCTGGGCGGGGAGCGGACGACGCTGCCTTGTCAGCACGCGCTCCTCGACCACCTCCACCTCGTCCTCCTCCTCTTCAACGATGGGAGCTGGCGCAGCACGGCGGGTGGCCGTGCGCGGCGGGGGCGGCGGGGCATCGTCCTCGTAATCCCGCTCTTGGGGCCCCTGCGTACCTGTGATGACCTTGTGCAAGGTGTCGTAGTCCTTGAGGTTAAGGACTTCGTCCAACGGGTGATCCATCGTGTACTGGAGAATTTCCCGCTGCACCGCTGGGTCGTCATGGACAGGGCGGGGCTCCCGGTCGATGATATGCTGGTAACGCGTCAACAGCTTGGCGCCTGTCCGCTTGATAATGACGTCAAACCCGTGATCAGGGTTGTCGAGCGGGATCACCGAGCCCTTACGCTCGTCAAGGCACAGGTTCGTCAGGTCGCGGTCGTGCACCCAGCTCTGGCTGTAGAGCAGGGGCTTTTCCGGGTCGCCATCGCGGTCGATGATCCAGTAGAGTGCTCGTTCCTTGGCGGATAGCTGCTTGTATTCGTCTTCGTCGTTCGCGTCCCGCGCTACCTTGGCAGCCTGGCAAATGGGGCAGGGCTTGTTGTACTGCCGTGCTGGGCACAGGTAAGTAGACTCATCAGCCCCGACATAGGCGTGGACAAAATACACGTAACCGTGATGCTCAGCCCCCTCCCAAGTCGGGGGCAGGATACGGACGATGTTATCACCCGGCTTCGGGTACCAGGCATCGAACTCAGCCTTGAAGGGAGACTCAAAGCGCCCGCCGCCGCGCCTGTTGACACGGTCCCGCACCTGCTGTAACGTGCGCTCCCGGTAGACAAAGCCCTCCGGGATCCCCGAGTTGGCTTTGAAGGTCCTCTGCCTATTCACCATCAACCATTCCTCCCTTTGCGAACTGCCGCATCATGGTCTGCTGATAGTCGTATTTAGCACGAAAGAAGCCATGACCGACAATCCTAGCTACAAGCCACGCATACGGCAGCAGAAGCACGATTACAAGCGCACCAATGACGGGGCTGGAAAACATTTTCGTGACCTCACACATCCGTCGTACTCAAACATACGCGGCCCTCAGGGCTGACGCGTACGCCGCATCTCGGTCTGGGCCGCACGGATAGCGCCCGCGCGCACGCTCTGTGCTGCCGAACTGCCCTGTGAACGATCAGCAAAGTAGCCCGCTACATATAGGTCGATCATGGCGTTAATCATATAGGAACGTTGGGTGAACGCATCCTTCAACGCCTGCCAGCGCCCGACCTCGTCAGCTAACGAAAGGTGCAATTGCTTAGCTGCACGCACCTCAGAGGCGAGCAACTTGCGCGACTCGATGTCACCTTCACGCACCTTTCCCCCGCTGACCTCGAGTTGGTGGCGTAAAGTAGTATCAAAGCGGGCTTCAGTTTCAGCTACAGCCTGCTTGGCAGCGTCGCGTTGCGACATGGCTTTCTGGAGCCCTCGCGTAACCCTGTAGATGACATCAGCCTGTTGCAGGATTGACTTATCCAGGGCGAACTCGTCAATGGGCAAGGCGGCTTCAATTTCAGCGATCAAGTCAGGCATACAATGCTCTCCCTATTGAAAGAAGCAGGTGTGCTTTGTCCCCGTTGGGGTACTCCCGGCTAAAGGGGTCGATAACCGTCAGGAGGAAGTGAGCAGCCTTATCACTCTTGGCGTTGAGCAGCGCCTTGCCGACGTAGTTGCAGACCTGTATACGAACACCCTCAGCGTGCTCCCCCTCAAGCTGTGCGACAAGCTCAGTGGCTTTGACCCAGGAGCCGTTGCCCTTAACAAGGAAGCGGCACAGCTGGTAGACAGGCTCTGACTCAACGATGTCATCAAGCAGACGGGCAGCTATATCCCGGTTGGTCGCTTCACGGCACGCCTCGAGGTTTGAAAGCGCTTGACGGGGTGATCCATCAGCCTTCCTGATGATCGTGTGGAAGACCTCATCGGGGATCTCAATACCCTCCTCAGCGATGACACGCTCGACAAGCTCCTCTAGCGCTTGACGATCAAGGAGCTTCAAGCGGTGGCAGCTGAAGCGGGTCCGAATGGTTTGGGGCACCTTCTCAGGCGCCGTCGTGCACAGGAACCAATAGACATCCGCCGGGGGCTCCTCGGTGATCTTTAACAACGACTCCCATGCCTGCTTTGATAAGCGGTGAGCCTCATCAAGGATGATTGCGCGAGACTGCGAGTCGAAAGCACTGTAATTAAGGACATTGATGACCTCGCGCATATGATCAACGCCTGTCGTTACCGCGGCTGCAATCTCGCGCGTAGCGCCCTCAGAGGCGCCAAGCTCAGACGCCATGATGCGCGCCAGGGTCGTCTTGCCCGTGCCCGCTGGACCGCTGAACATGAAAGCTTGCGGAGAACGCTGAGCACATGCAGTACGCAGGCGCTTGACAAGCTCGGTATGCCCGACGACCTCGTCAAACGTCTTCGGGCGGTAGCGGGTAATCAACGGCAGCATCAATCACCTCTCATCGCTAAACCACTCGCCAACCTTTTCCATGTGATACCAGTCATCACCGACCGACATCTCGACGCCAAGCGGTACGATATGCACCCAGGGCAGCGGGCAGTGCAGCATCTCTCTGATTATGACATCAGCATACGCGTCGACCTGCTTAGCAGGCGCAATGAAGGTGAGGTCATCATGGATCTCCATAATGGCTTGATACCGCTCGTCAAGCTCGGAGAGGCGTGACATCGCGTCACAGACGATGGCGGACTCGTCGCTCTGTATTGGGGTGTTCACTTGCTCGTTGTAGCGGACGGGCGCATAGCGGCGGAAGCCCGACAAGCCAGTCACATAGCCATCAACTTCGTAAGCCGCGCGTACGCGCTTGTGCCACGCGTTAACGCCCGAGAATTCACCGAAGAAGTCAGCTTGTAATGCGCGTGCTATGTCGGGGCCAACACCCAGGTCAGCGCCAACTGATTTCGGCTGGGCGCCAAACAGGGATGGAAAGACAAATTTGTTCTTCGCCTTGTGACGGTAGTTGGCATAAAGTTTCTTATCCCGCGCTAGGGCACGCCCACCCTCGGGAGCAAAGCTTGGGTAGACGCGGATAATGCGTTCGAGCCAGTCGGCGTGGATGTCGTAACGGTTACGGAATGCCTTGACGAGATTGGCATCCTGCGACTCCATGGCGACATTGCGTGCTTGAATACCTGAGTAGTCAAACGAGATGATCTTATGGTTGGCGGGTGCCTTGACCTGTTCACGCACCTCGTACCCTTCGCCACGCTTCGGCCAGTTCTGTTCATTGGGGAACTCTGAGGCGGTGCGCTGCGTGCGCGTGCGGCACGTCGAGATCGTCGGGTGTAGACGCCCATCAGGGAATACAAAGGTAGCACCAGGCAGCATGGGGCGCAGGTAGGTCGACAGCACCTTGTGGTATTTGCGTGACTCGAGGATCAAAGCGCCAATGGGGTGCTTGACAGAGCGCATCACCTCCTCGTCGGTGTTGGGCACCGACAGGTTCAAGTCGGTGGTCAAGATGTCAAGCACATCTTTCGTCGACGCGGGTTTGAAGGGGCGCCCGTTACGCAACTGGAAGTTTTCGACGATCGTCAGCCCGGTGATCTGCGCATCGACCCGACCCGCACGCCGCTCGTAGTCGTCAACGTATCGCTGTGTGACCTTCTGGTCTACCGGAATGCCCAATTGCTGCGTCAGTACCATAGTGGGCACGCGTCGCAAATGCTCCTCGTAAACCGCTTGCATCTGGCGTTCGTGGATGATGGGCTTCAATGCGTTATACAGCAGGCGGCAGTATTTGGCATCGACTGCGTTGTAAGCGAGAACCGACCCCAAGGGCTCCTTGTCAAGCTTGTTGACGTCAAGGTGGAATAGGTTCTTGATGGCGATACCAAAGTACTCGAGGCATAAGAAGTCAAGCGACAAGGCGCCAGGTCGCGGGTCAATGATGAAGGCTTGTGAAAGGGTGTCCTCCCATTTGGAAGCACGCACGACCTCCTTACCGAAAAGCGCCGCCGTCCACTCGAGTTCAAAGGCGAGGTGATGGGCGACCTTTATAGCGGGCGCATCATAGAGGAAATCAGATAGGGTCGTGAGCAGGACATCAAGCTGTTTGCTCGTCCACTCAGCACGGCTATGGAACAGCGGGAAGGCGAGCGTCTGACGAGCGCAGGATAGCGCGACGGTGAGGAGCTTGGCGTCGGCAGAGTAAGGGCGCAGGCAATTCGTCTCATAGTCGATGCCGACGACGGGCTCCTCGTAAGCACGCTTGATGAAGTCGACAACACGCTTTACATCCGTTGTCGTAGCGACATCAGCCTGGGCCTCGGTGCTTTTGTGGACATGGGGCTTGGGCAGCGTCGGTAAGGCAGCAAAGGCTTGCTTCAAATCGTAAGCGAAGGCGAACTCCTCGTCGCTCCCATAGTCGTTGACAGTACGGGGCTCATGCTGGCGTACACGCAGGACATAGGAGGGGTGCAACATGGGGAAGTACCAGCAGGCATGCTGCCCAATGCGTACCGGTATGCGCTTGCCCCGCCACTTCGTTATGCCCGCCTGCTCAATCACCCAGTGAAGGGGCACATTGCCAAACCCGAAAATGGCAACGGGTTTGGTCGCTTCTATATCAGCGCGTATCGAGGGGCGACAGCACTCAATTTCAACGAAGTTGGGATCACGGTTCTTGGGCGGGCGCGTACGCACGACGTTGTTCCAGCGCATGTCCTTAAGGTAACGCTTAGGTATGCGGAAGCGCAGCACCTGTCCAGCCGGACCAATAAACGGGATGCCTTGCTTGTCCTCCTGTTCACCCGGGGCTTCGCCAAGCATATAGATCCGCGCGGGCGACGCCCCGTGAGCAGGCATCTGCGGATGCAGCAACCCCTTCTGATGGTTCAGGGGGCAAATTGCGCAACCATGGTCGTGCAACAAGCCGACCCGGACGCCTGTCGGCACCACCTGGTCAAGGGGCACGTCGTCGAAGAAGCCACCGACAGAAAAAGCCATTGCCCGCCTTTCCTCATGTGCGCGCCCCCGCTACCATGTACGCGTTATCCCCCTTAGTGAACATGACGCAATCAGCTACGTAAAGCTGGGTGAAAAGCCCATCAGCTGCTTCCAGCATACGCGAGTCGACCTGCATGTCAGCATCAGGATGGCGAGGTAGATCGAGCATGTCCCCAACCTCGCCAAGGTCGGAGGAGGAAGCGAACTTCAGCTTGCCCTTGCT